CCGCTCACCCCAAGGTGGTCTATTACCGTGATCGAGTTCTACCCGAACAAGCTGAGTGATACGGCGCCGCTCGGCACCTGGAAGACCGACCGCCGGATGAGCATCGAGACTTGGCTGAAGGCCCTGGCTCCCTCATATGAGCGCCGGGAAAGCCCACCGATCAGCGTTGTCCTCAATGATGAGGTGATCGAGCAGCACCTGTGGCACAAGGTGAAGTTCAAGCCGTCTGACCTGCTCCAGATCTACCGCGAGCCGAAAGGCACCGACCCGTTCTCGATCACATTCGCTCTGTTTAAGGGCGCAAAGGCCGTGCTCAAGGCGATAATGCCGAAGATGCCCGGCATGCCGTCCAGTGCAGGCACCCAGCAGGGCGACCCCCTGATGGATGCCAGCGCCAAGGGCAACAAGGTCAAGCTGGGCGACCCGGTGCGGCAGATCGCCGGGCACCAGCGCACCTATGGCTCCTACCTGGCTCAGCCCCGTAGCGCGCATGTCGCGCCGCGTGACCTGCGCGTGGAGATGCTGCTGTATATCGGTGAGGGCGAGTACGACATTCCGCTGGCGAAGGTGAAGGTTGGCGAAACCCCGCTTATTTCTCTGGGCGCGGACGCAACCTTCACCATCTATCCGCCGGGCGCCGATTTGTCCGCCGATCCGGCACACATCAACTGGTTCAATGCGCCCGAGGTAGGAGCCAGTTCCAGCGGCTCTGCGGGCCTGGAATTGACCATGGCCACCGACATTACCCGGTCCGCCACAGCGTCGGCGTATCAGTTCGCTGGAGAAACGATCAGCGTGCCGGCCGGCTCAGGCCAGTTCCCGGCCGACTGGTCGAACGGCATCATCATTCGCGTTCTCGCCCCATACACCTACACCGTGATTGACGGCGGAGCGGGTCGTGACATCGTTCGCGGCCCGCTGGAAATGCTGAACCCAGCCCCTAGCATGCTGATCGAGGTCGCAGGGGCGAACGCCGGTCTGTATGTGGTGCACAGCTACACGCCATACAGCCCTGCAGTGCCGGCCAACCCTGGCACGGCATCGATGCTGACCGGTTCAGCGGCGCCAACCCGGTACGACTTCAACGTCACCCCGCTGAGCTTCACCTTGTTCCGCGGCGCGACTAGCTACCCGATTACGCTGAACACCGCGACGACCAACCTGTCCGGGCTGGTCTCTGCGCTCAATACGCAGTTCAGCGGTAAGCCGTTCCAGGCGCAAGTGAGCGGCAGTGTGCTGCGCATTGTCGAGCTGACACCGTTCGCCGGCCAGGCCATCACTGCAACTGGCGCGACCACTATCTTGGGAGCCTCGCCAGTGGGCGTCACCGGCACGGCCACCACCAGTGCCATCCCGGAGCAGCCAGCCGAGATGACTCTGGACTACGACGGCGGCTCGCCAGTGGTCGGCTTGGCGTTGGGCCAGGGCCTTGCAACCATAGGCCCGCGTGGCCTGCGGTACCGGATCACAGCCTTCAGTACCAGTCTGATCGAGGTCGAACGCCTGACCTCGTCAGGGGCTGCCGACACCGGGTGGCCAGGCTTCAACGCCATGCAGACGGTGAATGGCCTGATCACGCTGGACCCCTCGAACCTGCAGGGTGGATATCGCGGGCCATTTGCCTTGTGCCCTGAAGGGGAGAAGATTACAGACATCGAATGGACAGTCACTTTCGCGAACGGATTATGCGGAATAGGTCGTGAAGGTCAGATTTATGAAATTACCGCCTATCACGTATTCGAATATCGCGATATGGACGTCGCGGGCGACTGGACTGTGATCGAGAAGGCCCACACGGGCGGATCTCTCGATGCTCAGGGCTTCACCAATCGCACGACTGCCCCATACCCAATGCGTGCCGAGGGCAGGATTCGGGAGCTTTACGTTGACCGACCCGGTCGCGTTAACGAGGAAGCCCGGGATGACGCGACCTGGACGGCGCTGCGTGGGCGAATGCAAAACTCACCCACAAGCTACCCAGGCCTTACGGTGATGACCTGCAGTATCCGGGGTGGCGACCGCCTTTCTGCGCAGTCGGAAAGCCAGATCAGTGTCGAGGCAACCCGAATCCTGCCGTTGATGGAGGGCGGCACCGGACCAACCCGCGACATCGTGCCGTACTGCATCTACCAGCTGAAGCAGCGCGGGTACACGGATGATGACCTGGACCTGCCCGAGTGGCAGGCATTCCATGAGATCTGCGTGGCCCGTGGCGACACGTACGATGAGACGCTGGACTCGACGATCACGGTCAAGGACATGATCAACAACGCGCTGGCGTGCAGCTTCGGTGAGCTGGTGACCTTCCGCGGGCTATTGCGCCCGGTTCGCGACAGTGCACGGGCCGCGTTCGACGTGACCTACGGACCAAAAACGCAGACCTACTCACCACAAAACATGACCAAGATGCTGAAGATCAGCGGCGCGATGCCGTCGATCAACGACTTCGATGGCGTGGATGTGGAGTACTTCTCACGCACCACCTGGGCGTGGGAGACGGTCGAGTGCCGGTGGCCTGGTGACCTGGGTACCAAGGTCGAGAAGATCAAGATGCCCGGCATCAGTGACAGGACAAGAGCCTGGCGTATCGGCATGCGCCGCCGTGGCCACCAGAAATACCGAACCGACATCTACACCTGGGAAACCGAGATGGATGGCAGCAACAGCGGCTACCTGAGCTTTGCAGCCGTTGCAGATGACGCGCCGAAGCGGTGCCAGAGCGCAATCCTGCTGGGCTTCGCTGTTACCGGGTCCGGCACCCTGCTGCAGTCCTCGGAGCCGCTGGACTTCAGCGCGGGCGGCGAGCACCTGATCGGTGTGCGCAAGCTGGACGGCACGTTGTCCGGCCCATGGACAGCCACTCAGGTCGACCAGTACACCGCCAGGGTCGACGCGCTCGAATTCACGCCGGTGGTCGACGGCCCGCTTGAGCCGCCGCACATCCTGTTCGGACCGGCTTCCCGGTGGGCGTACCCGACGCTGATCACCAGCTCAGACCCAGCCAACGGCAACGTCGCCATGAAGGGCATGCCCTACGACGCCCGCGTTTACACCTACGACGACCAGTCGCCACCCGCCTGATTTAACACCGCCCGGCCCACCGGGATATGAGAGGAAACATATGACCGGCGCAGAATCCCTGCAGCTGTTCCAGCAGCTTGTGGCCAACGCAAACTCGCTGTTCTTGTCCGATGCCGATTTTGTCGCCATCAACGGCATCTCCAAGCCGACCCTGAAAAAGATCTACGCCGAGTTCCTCGCCAGCATGGGGACTTATACCACTGTGGCAGCCGGCCTGGCCGCCACCAGTGGCACCGGTACAAACAACCGGTTCTTCTCGGTGCCTGGCACGGGTGATGTGTTCGAAACCCGTTATCGCAACGACGCTGGGGTTGCGGTCGAGATCTCGTCCCTGCTGTCCTGGCTGGCGGATGCGCTGACCATCAACAAAGGCAAGGCGTATCCGCTTCGCCAGATGAACCGGGGTGGCGTGACATCGCCAGCAAACCCGGTGATGAACCGCTTCCTGCTGAACTGCGAAGTTCTTGGTGCGGACCTGAGCAAGTACTACCTGATCTCCCTCCAGAAGAACGGAGCAAGCCTTGGCGGGAGTTATGAGTTCGGCTGGATCCTTTACGAGGCAGACCCAGCGACATACGCTTCAACCGGGGCGGTTACGGAGATCCATTCCTACACCAACCCGGCGCCCAATATTGATCGAAGCGGCGGTATCCAGACACTGATCGTCACGCCGAATCTTCGGCCGGATATCCGCTTCAAAATCGTGGTGGACGCCAGTCAACTCCCTGCTTCCGGTACGGCAATTGACTCCAACAGCACCGGATCTGGAGGGCGTAGCTGGATCGTAGATCCGTCGCGATACTCGGCATCGCCCGTAATTCGTGACGACTCCCTGAGCATTAACAAGGGCAAGGCCTACCCACTGAGGTCGATGAATCGAGGCGGTACCACATCGCCGGCAAACACCGACATGAACGCTCTTCTGCTCGGCGTGGAAGTTACGGGCGCAACCGCTGGGATGTACTACCTCATTTCGTACCAGCAGAACCAGCAGAGCCTCGGCGGGGATGCGGACTTCGGGTGGGTCCTGTATGAGGCCGACGCGGCTACATATGCGACCACTGGTGCCGTAACGCAGATTCACGGGCATGCAAACCCGGCGCCAAACATTGATCGGGCAGGCGGAATCCAGGTAGTAACAGTTACACCGCAGATCAGGCCGAACATGCGATTCCGCATCACCTTGGATGCTTCTGCTCTTCCGCCGGCTGGAACCCCCATTGATGCGAACAGCACTGGAGCTCGCGGCAGGAGCTGGATCGTAGATCCGTCCTGCTACTTCATTGCGGACAGCCAGGCAACAGCCACCAAGCAGCTTCAAGCTGGGCGCATGTGGGTTGAAGGAAGCACCACAACCGATATGTTTTCTTTCATCTGGTCGCATGGTGCCAGCCAGATGTACCGGGTCACTTGGGGCCCGAATCAGATCAATCAGCTCTTCAACTTCGTGAGCCAGGATATCGCCCCACTGTCCAATGTGTCCTCTGCGGCATGGACGGCGCTTCAAGGTGGCGGCACCGACTGGCTCCCACCTCTCGTAGTGGAAGCGCTGAATAATGGCGACGGAGCTGACGTTGCCTATACCGGTGGCGGCCATGCCAGCGAGGGCGCGACACCAGGTCTTCCAACGGCAAGGATGATCAACTTCAAAGCCTCTATAAACGGCCAGGAGATGGGGGCGGCCCAGACCTACTCTGGCCCAGCCGACGTTGCCACGTTCACTTGGCAAGTGGAAATCTTCGGATTCAACACCGTCACGCTAAACCGTTATGTCGTTCGCCAGTACTACACCCTGCATGTCAAGCCTGGCGCCGTCGAGGCCTTGTGCGAAATTCTGGCCCTGGAAGACATCAAGATCCGAATCGACAACGGTCCGCAGATGGGGGTTTATGGGGCTTATCCAGACTGGGTCCATTACATCGGCGATAACCGTGGACCTCTTCTTGCGGATAATCCTGATGCGGTCGCTGCTCAAAGCAAGACGGACGCGCCGAACGTTTTCGCGCTGGTCTGCAAGCATCCCACAAACGGATTCTGTGCAAGCTGGCTAGACCGAAACTACGAAGCCGGTGACGGTCGGTACGTTTCGCCGACTCTGCCGTATGCCCGGAAGAACACTGCTAGCTGGAAGTTTTATCAGGCTGTCATATCCGGAGTGCACACCACCTTCCTTGCCGGCCAAAGCTATCGCTGGCGAGGAGGTTATGCCTGGGCGCCGAATGACATCGCCGATGGTGATGTTAACTGCGGATTCCAGTACACGAAGGGCGGTAAGCAATGGCTCGTTTGGGCATTGAATGCCGCTGGCGCAGGACGGGCAAAACCTGTCCCATCTATCGCAGGCCGGTCTGTAGGAGGGGTTGTGGTTGGGCCGAGAGGGCTGGACGTTGCGTCCACTGGGTATGCTTTCGGTAATGCGGAAGTGCTGTAATGGTATCGCAGTCTAGCCCGCCGAAGCGGGCTAGCACTCAGCGCTCAGCCAAAGAAGAACGAAACGGCGACAGCGTAAATCCCTAGCGCAACACAGCCAATGGCCAAGTACTTGATTTCGGTCAAAAACGATTCTGGCTCTGGGACGTTGAACATCTCAGCATACATCTCGTCTTTGCTCGCCGATTCTTCCGTCTTCATCGCTTCACTGGCTCCTAAAATGAGGCTGCAGATTCTACATGCTAGGGTCGTGCCCGACTAGTGCATGCTGTTTTGCTGGTCTTCGCCAATCTGCCCTACAGAGCGCGCGGATTGGGCCAAAGCGGAAATCACCTGAGGAACCTGGCCTGCATTCACTGCCGCTTTTCCTAGCAGTTCAGACCCGATCATGCTGATATGCCATGGATCGTAATAAAGAAGCGTGTCTTTAGCATATGCGGAGCAAGTACCGTTTTTGCAGATTAAGGAGCGAATATCAAATGTTGAGACATTAGGGTACTTGTCGGCAATCCCTTTGAGGTAATTGTTAGTGTCGCTGTCGCCAGCGTCAGACATTACTCCCAAAGATGGGCAGTCCATTGCAGGGATGCGGATAGCTTTCGCTGTGCACATGCGATCAAGGCCGCTGAATATAGGAACATTGAGCGCAATGATTACCTGGTTGCCATTGCCTGCTAGCTCAGCGATGGCCTGAGCAAATTTTTCTCTGCCGGTTTTACCTGTATTCGCATAAATTTCCCAAGACGCACCAATAATGATTGTCTTGTAGTTTTTAGACTCGGCGAACGCTCTCTTGTTGAATTCGGAGCATGACTTAACCCTATCCTGTGAGATCAGGCCGGATGCATCTAGGACTGGAGGGCAGGACGAGTGTGAGATATTTCGTATCGAAAAGTGCTGAGCCTCACCTACAGCCTTGAAGTACCCCACATAATGCGCAGCGTTCGAGTCACCCCAAAGCAGAGTCTCGGGAGCAACCGACTTATCCCCATTTACGCATTGATCCTCGGTCCATTTGACAGGATCGTACTTCATCATTTGGCAGTTAAACGGGAAGCGGCTGGCTGGCTTAGTGTTGTAGTCATGCTGAGAAATCAGTTTTCTATACTCATGGCCAGAGGTAGTAGGCCAGTAGCCCTTGTTGTTGATCAGGACGTACCCTGCGACTATTACTCCAGCGCTCGCCGCAAAGATGGGGCCTGCTTTGGTGATAAGCCACAGGGGGCTTTTTGATCTGAATGGGGTCTCGATCAGGTGGTACGAGATCAGGGTGAGTACCCACATGAGGGCGGCGCATGCCAGGCCGCCCACGAGAGTTGGCTCACCGTAGGCGTAACGGTAGAAAGCGAGAATAGGCCAATGCCACAAGTAGAGCGAGAAGGACCGAAGGCCGATGTAGCGAGCCGCCGAACTGCCAAGAGCTTTGGAGAGCGGGCTCGCCTGGTTGGTGCCAGCCAGAATCAGCAATGCTGCTCCGACCGAAGGAATGATCGATCGTACGCCAGGGAATCCGTTCTTCTCATCCAGCAATACCAAGGCTCCTGCAACCATCGCCAGGCCAACTACGCCTGCGATGTTGGCTACGGTAGTCGAAATGCGACGGGAGTCTTGCCACAAGAAAAGAAGAGCGCCCACCAGCAGTTCGCCAGCCCGGGATGGCAACATGTAGTAAGCGAAGGATGGGTCGCGTGCTAGGAAGTATTCGCTCACCGCAAACGAGGCGATAGCAAGCACGACACCGGTCGCAGCTAGCAGTCGCTTGCCGCCGATCTTCATGGCAATGATCATCAGTGCCGGCCACACCAGGTAAAACTGCTCTTCGACGCCGAGCGACCACATGTGCAGCAGCGGAACAGTATCAGAGGATGCAGCGAAGTAGCTGGTATCTAGGAATAGCCAGAAGTACACGTTTGCTGCGGACAGCGTGGCGCCAATAGCAGACTCAGAAAGGGTCTTGACGTCCGCGGGCAGCAGCAATAATGACCCGGCAAAAAGCGTGACTACAGTTACGAATGCTGCCGCTGGCAAGATGCGTCGTACTCGTCGACCGTAGAAGTCGGCAAATGAGAAATTACTGCCTTGACCGTAGATGATCCCGGTGATGAGGAAGCCCGAGATCACAAAGAATACGTCAACCCCAACAAATCCGCCCGGGAGCCACTGTTTGTTGAAGTGAAAAACAGTGACCGCGAGAACGGCCAAAGCCCGCAACCCGTCTATGTCGGGGCGATAGGCTAGGTGTTTGCCTTGCATTTTTGAATTCCCTTTCATGGGTCCGCTGAATAAGCCGCGAATCATACCTTCTTGCCCGCATTCGCGGGTTTTTTTGTGCCTGGAGAAAACCTTATGCGTACATCGCAACGCGGCTTGAGCCTCATCAAGTCGTTCGAGGGCCTGCGCCTGCAGGCGTATCAAGACTCAGTAGGCGTCTGGACGATCGGCTACGGGACCACTCGTGGCGTGAAAGCCGGGATGAGGATCAGCAAGGATCAGGCTGAGCGGATGCTGTTAAACGATGTAGCGCGGTTCGAACCAGAGGTTGAGCGCCTGATCACTGCGCCGCTGAACCAGGATCAGTGGGACGCCTTGATGAGTTTCACCTACAACCTGGGTGCGGCCAATCTCGAATCGTCCACGCTCCGCCGGCTGCTCAATGCTGGCGATTACGCAGCAGCTGCTGAGCAGTTCACGCGCTGGAACAAGGCCGGCGGGCAAGTACTTGCTGGCCTGACTCGTCGGCGTGTCGCTGAGCGGGATCTGTTCCTGGGGGCTGCGTGACGTGGCTCGGCGCGGTGCCGGCCTGGTGCTGGTGGCTGGCCGCGCTGGCGCTGGTGGCTGGAGGCCAGGAAATTCGCGTAGGAGCGGAGAAATCGGACGCTGCGACTGCTCGCAGTGAGGCCGCGACGGCGCGCAACGATCTGGCCGACTACCGCCTGGAGGTTTCAGAGCGCGACCGCCGCACCGCCGCCCAGGCCAGAACTGAAGAACAGCGCCGCCAGGCTTTGGCGGACGAGGAGGGTGAGAGTGCACGACAGAAACTGGAACTGGCCCAAGGCCGCGCCGCTGCTGCTGAGTCTGCTGCTGGTGGGCTGCGCGGGGAAATCGCCAGACTGCGGGATGGCCACCGAG